GTGGATACTATATGCAGTACGAGCTGGAGAATGGATCGACAGACAGAGTGGAACTATTCTCAGTTAAATCAAACGTATTTAAAAGTTATCCTTAAAATTATTATCTTTGCATAATGCATCAGTGTAGATTAGAAAATAAAGTTGATTTTTATAATACATTATGTATGTGGTGGGATGAATGGAATTTTCCACACGTGTCATACACATCGCTACCTGAGAGAATATTTGTAGTTAGTATGAATGGTATAGATTTATATGCTATACCAGTATATGTAGGGGATTCAGATGTTTGTATGATGGGCTTTGTTACAGGAAATAAAAAAAGCACAAAAGAATTAAGATCTGGAGCGTTGAATATTCTTAACAAGTACATTGAAGAGGTTATGAAGCGTGATGGATATAGAATAATTATGACGGTAACTGGAACTCCAGTTTTAAAAAAAATGTTTTCAGATGAAGACTATATACTGTCAGGAAAAGATTATAACGAATATATAAAAGTATTGTAATATGAGTAAAGCAGCAGCTTTTACAACGAGTAATGCTCCTGGTGGAGTTTTAAACATACCAGGTGAAGGAATGTCACCAATAGCAAATGTAGGTGAAGATGCAGGCGCAACCTCTCTTCTTACTTCAGGTTTCGGATTAGCTAGCACAGCAGCTTCTATGCTTATGGGTATATCTGAAGCTGGAAAAGCTGCTGACGCACAGAGAGCTGCAGAGAGAGAGGCTGAAAGAAAGGCAGCTGAGGCTAGAAGATTAAAAGAACAAAATTTATATGAGGCGGTACAGGTTCCAGTTCAAGCTTATGAGAGAGCGTTTAGAGAAGGAACAGCTGCTAACGCACAGGCTGTAGAAGCTTTATCTCAGGATCAACGATCATTAATTGGTGGCATTCAAGGGGTTCAAGAAGCAACTATTGAAGGACAAGCAAAAACAAGAGAGGCTCTAGCTGATAGACTTTATAATGACGCTATGACTAAGGCTGGAGCTGGAATGGCAATAAATCAAGATCTAGCAAAATTAGACTTAGAGGAGGCTCAAGGTGCTCAGATTGCCGCTATGGCTGCAGAGAAGGCTAAGATAGCACAGCAACAGTCAGCTCTTCAAGGAGCTGGAGGACTTATTACTCAAGGTGTTGGGCTTATTGGAACTTATGGAGGATTTGCTAATCAAGGAGATAAACTTCAAACATTGTTAGGAGGAACTCCGTTTGCAAGACCAGCAGCACAACCTAATCAGGCTCAGCTTCTTCAGATGATATCTCAAAATCCTAATCTTCTTATGCAGTTATTAGGACAACAAAAATCAACTTTAGGATAATCTATGGCTACTTACTATAAATATCAGAATCCATCAGAGATAGGTGCAGCTCCAACGCTTGATTGGGGTACTGTAATCAACAACGTAAACCAGAACCTACAAAATCAAGAGCAGCAGCGTTACGAGAATAGAGAGGCTGATAAGAAGCTTACTAACGATATCCTTACAAAGGCTAACGAAATTACTGCTAGTAGTGATCCTAACTTTGGAGCTATCTTACAAAAGACTGCTGATCAAATGAAAGACAATACATTTATTAGATATAATTTATTAAAACAAGGCAAAATAAGCAGGTCTGACTATAGTATTTTTAATCAAAATGCATCTTCAAGTATTGCTCAATTAGATAGTTTTTCTAAAAATTGGGATAAGATTTACACATCTGCGCTTGATTTAAGAAAAAAAGGCTTAACAACAGATCTTTCAAATGCGTTACAAGATGTATTAGGAGGATTTGCAAATTTTACAGACAAGAAACTGGTACAAGGAAATGACGGATTTTTAAATACCGCAACAATAGATCCAGTAACAGGTAAGGTTCTTGATAATTCATTAGGTATTCTTCCTATGCAGACGCTTAACAATGTAAAAAACTTTACAGATTTAAGAATAAACTTGCAAGACGCTGCCAATAAATATGCTAAAGATATAAAGCCTTTCATAACTGTTGATATGACTGGTAAAATCAGAACCTTAGAAGGTATTGAACAGAGAAAAGGTTATAATAGTTTTTTAGATAATGCGTTTAATGCAGTCGCTGTAAATGATAATGCGATAGCTGACATACTTACCACATACGGAGATTATAAAACAGATTTGAATTTAAAAGATTCAGATGATACTTCTAAAAAAATTACAGCAAAACAAAGTAACGGAACTTTTGTATCTGACATTACTCCAAAGATGCGTGATGAAGCTAAGGCAATATTTGAAAAGCAACTACTATCTCAGGTTAAATACGAAGAGACTCCAAGAGCTGAGTTCGCTCCTCAAAGACCTCTTGCTGGGGATAAGGGTAAGAAGGAGGTTGTAACAACTACAAATGATTTATCATTGGCATCAGGTAAAACAATACCAGGATCGGGTAAATATACAGGTGTATCTAACTTTACAATAAAACAGACAGCTCCTGTTGTGGATATGAGTACAGGACTAAAGAGAAAGTTAAAGAATATCTACTTTGATAATGAAAATCCAAATAATATAAGAATGGTAGTTCAGATACAAGATAAGGACGATCCAACTAAGACAAAGGATGTTAGCTACAGTAGCTTTAAGAGGACTGAAAAAATACCGTCTACAAGACCTGGTGGTAAACCAAGGTATGTAGAACAGGATCCAGACTTAGCAGAGCTTAATAACTTTGCTACTAAGATATACAGTCCTGAGCTTGGTAGATACTTAGAGGACTGGACTGAGTTAGCTCCGATACTCCAACAGAGAGGACAGAGTGTTAAAAAGACTGCTGGTAAACCTGCATCAACAAAACAGAATTTAAGAACTAAATATAATTATTAATTATGCCTGACGGAGTAGTATTATCAGAGCAAGATAGAGCAAAACTAGATGGAATTGTTCAAAAAATGATAGCTAATAAGGAATCTGAAGACAACATTAAATTTGTTGTTGATGATTTTAAAAATAAGTACGGCTTAAAAAAAAAAGGATCTTCAGAGCCCACTTCACAAGAAAAAGCTGGGGGATCTCCTACGAAACCTACTCAGCAAGGTACTTCATCGGATACAGAGCCACCAAAAAGAGCGCAGGCTTCGGTTGCTTTAGGTGGTCCAACTAAACTATTTGGACAGGAGGAAGAGAAGCGTCCTACATCTATTATGTATGGAAACGAACCTAAAAAAGATGGTTTTGTTCCTCCATCTACTCCTATTGATACAGACTCGTCTATAAAGTATCTTGAAAAGAAAACTAAAATAAAATTAGGTCAAAAATTTGATGTAGAGGAGCAGGAAAGAAATAGAAAGGAGCTTGAACGTCTTAAAGCTATTAAAAAGAAGACCCCTATAGAAAAGCCTGTTGATGATATCTTTACATATCAGTTTAATAATGTAAGAGATTTAAATAATTACACGTCAAAAGCAAAAGAAGAGGTAGATGCTGAAGTTAATAACAAGGGATTTTTAAACGTTATAAAATCTGGACTATCATCTGCATATAATACTGTTGTTTCTGGTATAGGTAAACTAGCAGACCTAACTCCTCAAGACATAAGCGCTGTTCAAATAGAAAAAAACCCAATAGCAAAAGAAATTTCAGAGGTTAAATCAGATCCTAAGAATTCAAAACTAACAGAAGAAGAGGTAAACTTTAAGGCTTATCAATTGGCTATAGAAAATAAGGCTAAGAGTCTTAGAAACTCTCAAACTGATGACTACCTAGAATCTATACCCGAGGATGTTAAAAATAATCTACAGTTTAATAAGGTAGACGACCTTAAAACTATTGACGATAACACTAAGAAGGTAGTAAAGGTTAGAGACTCTTATTTAGCGTCATTAGAGAATGACTACATAAGATTAAACCAATTACAACAAACAAATCAAGATCCAAATGAAATAGCTAATGTAGAGAACAGAATAAAATCTAACACAGAGTACATTAAAAAGTTAGATAAGTCTATATATGGATTAGATAGAAAGCACGGAAGTGCTGAAGAAGAAGTTGATTTATTAAAAAGAAACTATGATATGTTGTATAACATATCTGGAAGGGTTACTCAAGGAACTTTAAATGCTTTAGTGACTACTGGAGATATGATTGCTGATTTTATACTTCCTGAATCTGAAAATAATCCTGAATATATAAATAGATTAAAAAAATCTAAGGATGAATTAGTTTCAGAAACAGTGAATAGTGTAAGTGGATTAAGTGATACATTTAGAAAGGACATAAAGGACGTAAACAATGTTAACGATTTTATTAACTGGTCTTCAGATATTTCTTTGGCTATTGGGTTTTTTTCTATTTGAACAGCACTTATGTCCTGAGGAGTTAGGTCTGCTAGTTTGCCTATACCAGACACAACAGTGTTATATGCAGATGATAGTCCAGATTTTATAACATTTAAAAATCCCGTGTTATTAACCTCAGCATCTACCTCTTCTTTTGCTTTTGATGTATAATTATTTAAGTCCCTTATATTATTGAACTGATATGTAAAAATATCATCAACAGGTTTTTCTATAGGAGTTTTCTTTTTAATAGCCTTAAGCCTATCAATTTCTTTTCTATTTCTCTCATACTCCTCTACATTAAATTTCTCCCCTGGTTTTATTTTATTTTTCTTTTCAAGGTATTTTATAGACTGTTCTGTATCAATAGGAGTAGATGGAGGGACAAACCCTTCTTTTTTAGGTTCGTTTCCATACATAATAGATGTAGGACGTTTCTCTTCCTCCTGTCCAAATAGTTTAGTTGGACCACCTAAAGCAACCGAAGCCTGCGCTCTTGTTGGTGGCTCTGTATCCGAAGAAATACCTTGAGTAGTAGGTCTCGTAGGAGATACCCCAGACTTTTCTTGTGCAGTAGGTTCTGAAGACTCTTTTTTTTTTAAATAAGCATCAGGATTAAACTCTTGAGTTTTATTTCCTTGCAAATATTTATTCGGATCAAAATTATTATCCATACTTTATTTTATTAATCCTTTTGATTTTAATGTTTTTCTAATAGCTGCTGCTTGTGGTGCATTTGGATTAGCATTTAACCAATTAATAGCTTGTTGATCTTCATTGTTAATTTTAGTTTCTTTACTTCCTGCAACAGGTTTTGTAGGACTAAAACTTTTTTGTTCTTCTATTAAAAATTCTCTAGCTTGATCTAAACTTTGAAAAGTTTCTCCTGGTCTTCCAGGTATTGGAACACGAGTTATAATGTCTTCCATTTGAGCACCATTAACAGTTTCCCATAAACCTTCAGCCTTAGTTCTTTTACCATTTATTACTGGAGTACTTGTAAATTTAGTTCTTTTAGTTTCAGTCGCTGTTCCTTTTTCAAAATCTACCCCTGAACCTGTAGTTTTACCAACAACATTATATCCATTAATAACTACCTGACCATTTCTTAAAGCAACTGATTTTATTTCTTGCGTTATTCCAGGTCCTTGAGATATTCTTACATTACTAATGTTAAATGCTGGACCTGCTAATTTATTAGTTTTTTGACCATACATAGGGATTACTTTTCCTGCAGATGCCACTTCTTCTGGTTTAGGACCTTTCTCTCCAGCAGCTGCTCTTTGAGGAGCAAATCTTTCCATTCCAGTCTCCTTAATTCCAGTCTGAGCTATAATGTATTCTTTAACTATATCCCTGGCTCTAGTTTTCATAGCATCATCTATAATAGGAACCATCTCCCCAGCACCGTTATTTTTAAGACCTATGTTCTTACCACTAGAAGCACCCTCTCCAGTTATAGAATAAGTACCGTCAGTATCAGTCAAGATACTTGCGTATCCCTTCTCGTTCTTAGCGATAGCCTCTGTAATATTGTTAACTAAATCTGAAAATCCTGGGTAATTTTCTATTTGTTGTCTAGTCTCAACGCCGCCTCTTCTAACTAATTCAACAAATGGTTCGAATTGTTTTGCATATCTATTAGTCTCAGCAAGAACATCTATCTTTTTATCGTCAAAATTTTTAACCTCTACAAGTGTAGACATAGGAACCATCCCAAGAGGTCCTTCCTTAACATTTCCCTTATTATCTAACTCAGCCACGTATAGTCTTCCGTCATTAGGGTTGTGTATTAGTTTCTTATCTTTAAAGTTTTGAAATCCACCCTTCCACTTCTGCATAAAATCTGCATAGGCAGATGTCTTTCCTTCCTGAACATCCTTTAAATACTTGTCATAATCAGCACCGTAAGTTTTTGTAAACTGATTTAGTTGACCTATACTAGCTGAAGTGTTCTGGTTGGCTATAGTAAAGTCAGATCTAGATATCTGACCAGACTCTAACTTCTTTTGTAATTCAAACACGTTTCTTTTAGTATCATAACCCATATTGGTTATAAGTGCATTAAGATTAGGATCACTTGTTAGACTTACCTCGTTAGCCTTTGTAAGGATATCATTAGTAAGCTTCTTATCAGCTTCTCTATTCTCGTAACGCTGCTGCTCCTGATTCTGTAGATTCTGGTTTACGTTGCTGATTACAGTACCCCAATCAAGCGTTGGAGCTGCACCTATTTCTGATGGATTCTGATACTTATAGTAAGTTGACATAAATTTATCCTATTTTTTGTTGTCCTAACAACTGTGAAAGAAGATTAGGATTTTGAGATATCATTTGAAGAAGCTGAGCCTGATTAGATTGCGTTGCTGGTTTTGCAAACGAAGTACCTCCTAATAACCCTTGAAGTTTATCTCCAGCGTCAGCCATACCTCCATAGGTTCCAATCATTCCAGCCCCTTGAGTAACAAGTCCACCAATACCTTGAAGCATTGCTTGCTGCTGAGCTATCTTAGCCTTCTCTGCAGCCATAGCAGCAATCTGAGCACCTTGAGCCTCTTCAGCAGCAATCTTAGATAAGTCATCTGCCTGCTGTGTAGCAGCTCCTGCCTTCATAACATCTAAATTAAAAAGTCTATCGGCTAGAGCCTCTCTTGTTTTTGCCTGACCTTCTATTGTAGCCTCTTGAACCCCCTGAATACCCCCAATTAAAGATCGTTGATCCTGAGCCAATGCATTTACAGCCTGTGCGTTAGCAGCAGTACCTTCTCTGAATGCTCTATCGTAAGCCTCTGTAGGAACTTTAAGAGCCTCGTAAAAGTTTTGTTCTTGTAGTCTCTTTTGTTCTATTAACGCTTGTTCAGCATCTCTCTCAGCAGCTCTCTGTGCGTCAGCAGCCTTACCAGCCTCAGACATAGACATAATAGTTGATACAGCTGTAAGTCCTAAACCTATGAATGGAGTGGCTGCAGCTAATCCTGCAGCTAATCCTCCACCAGCGGATGCTGCTCCAGTGGCTGCAGGTCCTAATCCTTGAAGACCTCCAACTATTGATGATGATCCTAATTGAGAAGCTCCAATAGGAGTTATTGCATTAGTTATTGATGTAATAGGATCTCTTTGATAATCGTAATAAGCCATAATTCTATATATTTTACAAAGATAATAATTTTAAGGATAACTTTTGAATACGTTTGATTTAACTGAAAATAATTCCACTCTGTCCTTTGCATAGTTCTCCAGTTCGTACTGCATATAGTATCCACGTGCACCATAAGACTCAGCTACGCTGTTCTTTATGTACAATATGTAGTCTCCGTCATTAACTGGATTAGCTAAAGGAGGCGTGTTATTTATTATTATAGACGTGTTTGTAAATCCTGTAACAGCACCTATAAACTCTATAACTCCAGCATTATTTCTGTATGCCAAGTCACCAATACTCACAATTGTTCCAATATTAAACGTGAAGTTTAAGATGGTAGCAGCAGTACCTGGATCTTCTACAAGATCAACAGAGCCAACACCTTGAGCGGAGCGAAGTCTAAGGTTATCGTCACCTGAAAGGTTACGAATATATGCAAACCAGTTTCCTTCCTTCTCTACAAAGTAGCTTGAGTCTATATCTCCAGTAGATAGGTCTGTTATAACTGTGCAGTCCCACGGCTTGTTGCCATAGGTTGCAATAGTCTTAAAGTTCTTAATAGTCAATGGTTCGTCATTAAATACAGATTTTACCTTAGATGGTTTAAATGCATTTGGTGAAGGAACTATTGGATAATCAACTCTATCCCACCAGTCTTGGTAGAATGTATTCCTGTTAACATTAGTGTTGTGCTTATACAGTTCTCCTCCCTTAAATGAATAGAAAGATCCGTTCATACCAATCATCATATCTGGATGATATGAAAAGAATGATGTCCATCCCTCTACGTTCTTGTTATATGTTAGTGTATACTTCATAGTTTATTTTTATGGTGGAGGTATTGGACAATTGCCTATTACTGTTATATATCCTAATGAGTTTATCTGAACAATATACACATATTCTTCAGTAGCAGACGCTACTAAAATTATATAATACTTATCCTCACCATTAAATTCATCTAACACGCTATTAGTATTGTATGCTGTATTTCCTGTCATAATCTCAAAGCCTACATTTCCAAGTATATAGAATGTATTATCAGGAGTTTCTAAATCACAGATATCAGCTAAAGTTGTAGTTCCATCACTTCTATAAGACAAAGTAAGTTCAATTCCTCCACAATCGATTTCTGTAACTCCAGTGTAAGATATTATTTCAAAATTTTGTATAGCTACAGTGTCCCCTAAAAATATTCCATCCTGCGAAAGTGTATTTCCGTCTACATTTATATATACAACACTTCCACCGTCTGGGTGTTCTGGATCTCCCTCTTCCCATAAACCTTCGAAACAATTAGTATTTGGCTCACATCCAGGGCAAGGAACAGGATCTAAAAGCAATCCTGACAACAACTCTCTATAAGTTGAACCTAGTTTATATAATCCATCAGGAGCTAATGTAACTTGAGACTCATCTATCCAAATACTTGTAGCTGTAAAGAATGAGTCAGAGTCTATGTAATAATTAACAGTATTGCACTCAATACAGCATAGTTCGTAAGGATTTGATGGTGTGTAGCATAACTCTATCTCCATCATACTTCTATAATCCCATACTAAATATAAATAATCATAACCTGCCAACTCAGCATCATTTATAACAGCCTGATATGCTCCAGTTATTGGGGTTATAGTGTTTAACAAAGGCAATAACTCTTCAGGAGTATATAAGTCATTAGATATTAAATACTTGAATGAATTAAGGTCTGGATCAAATACGAATGTATCTCCAGTTCTTTTGTATGAAACCAATGTTATATCACTTCCATCAGCTGGTATCATACCTTGAGATAGCCCTCCGAATTGACTCTCATATAGAGATACACCATCAGCTTGCATAGTTATAAAGTCTCCAACAAATGGACTATTATATCCTCCTAAACTCCAATTATATTTATTATGTATTGTCTGTCCTTCTATACTTGGATTATTATAAACAACTCTGTAAACAGTAAGATAATCTATAACATTAACGCATTTTGTATTAATTGAAAACGAAGCGTTAACAGATGTTATTTTTATTTTAACTATAGAAGGAAATACTATTAATTTTTCAAAAGTAAATGAGTAATCTCCATCATCTTCTATATCCTCGTTAATTACTTCAACATTATTATATTTAGCTATAAGATTAACACTTCCTGCAAATAAAGAAAAGTCAATAGTAACTTCACCTATATCATTACCTAACTCAACATCAAACTCGTAAATTCCATTAATATTTTGTTTAGATATTATTACACCGCATCCATAAACCTCTGGTTCTGTTGGCATAGCAGTTTCTGTAAGGTGAAGCACATACTCATCCATATAAGGATCGTAACCACCTATTTTAAAATAATTCTGTGAGTTCTTAAACTCATCTCTGAACCAGTACTTCATCCCCATATCAGAAATAACACTAAGTGCATCACTTTGAGCAGATCCTCCTCTTAGGTTTAATACTGCATTACGTTTAACATCTGTAAAGTAAACCTCTCCTCCAAATACAGTGAAGCTTTCAGAATTATTGCTAATACCGTAGTCTTCAATTCTTGCGATTTGAGTACCAAGTACTTCTGGTATAGATGCAATCTGTCCACCTCCAGCGGAGTCAGATAATAAATTCTTACCAGCTAAAATATATGAAATCTTATCTTCCTGTAAAACTAAAACATCTGTACGTCTTGCGTATAACCTATTAATAGGTCCAAAAGACTTCTCTAAATCCTTAAAGTTTGCCAGTGATAAGTTGAACTCGTTTAGTTTATTTATATTTGTCTCTGCATTATATATCCCACTATATGTCATAGAAGCATATCTATCTGCCTTTCTATACTGCTCCTGAGCAACAGCTGTAACGCGCTCACCTAAGTAGAATGGATCACCAGTAAGCGAGTCATTTATTTTATATGATTCAACTCCATTACCAAACGTAAAGCAGTCGAAGAAGTTAAGAGTAACAACGGCAGGATCTGTGGTTGTATTTAATTGATTTTCATCTCCAGGAGCGTCACCACTCATATGAAATCTATCCTCGTCTATAGGAAAACTATCACTGCCTTCGTAAAATATCTCTCCGTCAGCATCAAGAGGATCTGTCTCGAAAACAATTAAAGACGTTGACTGCTGTATTGTAATACTTCCTCCTACATATGATCCTTTTCCAGTGTTAACAATAGGAGCACTATCACAAGCAGGCGTACCTGTTTGAGCTACAAGGTATATACCTCCAACTAAACTTTCTTCATACGGATCATCAAAATCTACTTGTTGAAACTGAAATCTATTCACTCCAGGATCTGTTACATTATCCCAGTCAGGAGGTGTAAAATAATAACAACGAGTAACTCGAATAGGAGGAAGAGGAACTTGACCTGGTGGAGTAGGAACTACAGGACTAGTATTTATACATAAAGGATTGTAAACTCCTAATGTTTGATTATATTCTTTTGTATTTACTGTATTATCACCTCCAGATACAACTCCATCTTCAAAATTAACACCTTCTCCTTGACAAAATAAATAAAAGTTATCATAGTCCTCGTTAGCCACAATAGTCTTTGTGTACTTATAATATCTGCTCCCACAACTAGATCCTCTAGCATTTCTACTCATACCTATATCAAACCTTACAATACTGCCAGCAGGTATAGCGTAAGGTAGTCTAGGCTGATTTTCTGTAGTAATTGGATTTGTTGGTATGTAATCTGGATTTTCATAAGAGAAATCCCATCTCTGATTAGAATAAGACCATCCTGTTTTATCTAATCCTTTAAATTCTATAAATGAGTTCCTATCATAGCTTACCTCAAAATTTGAAACTCTCATTCTCATATAAGTCCCAGAAGGTTCATATATTACCTTGTCAGTAGATGGTGGATTTGTTATAAAGTTACTAGACTGAGCCTTAACTTCAAGAATAGATGCTGTAACTAAATTATTTAATGCACCGTTAGTATCTCTCTTAACTATTAAATTTTCACCAATTTTTGCTTTACTTATATTCTCTCCTTCTAACTTAAACCAAACAAAACCATCTGAATCTTGAAAGAATAAATTAGTATAAATAGTCTCGTACTTTGACTTAGAAGGTTTAACAACAAACTTGTATCTTTTAGCCCAAGATGGAGCTAAGTTATATATTTTTGCGACTATATTATTACTAGTATCTGATGCGGATGCTGGAAAAAATACCGTATTTCCATCACAAACTAAAGCTGTAGAACTTCTTAAGTATTCATCCTGATAAACAATACCTACCTCAAAATCTCTATTGCTATGCAAACTTTTTTTACTATTTAACTTAGATATAGCTGCAGTAGTTCCAGTATCTGATAAATACTCGTAAGCAGTTAAAATAGGATCTGTATCAGTAGTTACAAATTTAATAGCTGGTATCTGTATCTTTATAATGTTTGGCTCTGTAGGAGATGCTATTATTGTGAATCCTTGGTTAATTGCATTTATACCTGTGCCAGCAATATTCCAAGTTGGCGGAGTAACTGCTGTAGTTGTTATATTACAGTTAAATATATCTGTCAATGAAAACCCTTCTCCACAATTAGTTATAGGATCTTCGTGTGAGTATATAGCGTCTATAAATGATTGGTTTTGAGCTAACAGATATGCATCTGAAAAATCATTAGTTATATTAAAGTTAAAGGTATAGTTAAACTCATTTAACGGAGCATCTATTTCGTAAGAAGGATCTCCGCCAAATGCGTTATGATACAAATTAAAGTCTATACTTAATAATGATCCAGATACAATATCAACACCTGTAAAGTCTATAATTATAATAGAGCTGTTTATTTCTCTAGAATCTAAAGGGTTTATATTATAATCTCCATCTTGAAATGTAATTTCTAAATTTTTATCTCCTATTTCCTCACTAACTCCAATAACATCATAATTAATATTTGTATCAATATCATAACCATCAACATAATTACCATACATAAGTCTATTACCCATAGTAGTTTGAGACTTAGCTATTAATGGTACGTTATCAAATAGTCTTGTAAGCTCTGAACTTGGAAGAGCTGTATATATCTTTTTATTGTTGAACTGAATAGATTGAATCTGATCATCTCCCCATCCTTGCTCGTCTTTTATGTATCTCTCTATAATATTTACAATACTTGAATCTGATAATTTAAAGCATAAGTCAACCTGAACTACATTCTCGTTTCCTGTATTAAAAGAAACATCATACGAGTTGAATACATTAGTCATAGATCCGTTCGTATATGTTGTGTAGTCTACAAAGAAGTTGTTAGGCTCAAACGCTATATCACTAAATTGAGATAGTGCACTATACTCTCCGTCCTTGTACTTATATCTATAAGAAAATGATATGAACTTATCAGTCATATAGTTCTCCTCAGTAGAAACAACTAAAGGAGTTATAGAGGGAGACTCTAATGGTGGAGCAACAATAACAGATATATCGTCATCTGTAATATTATCTACACCCATTGTAGGATATGCATATGATCCTCTTGTGTTTATTCTCCTTGGAGGATTAAGATTATCTGTCCAGAATAAAAGACCATCAATTAAATCTATTCCGTTTATTAAATATTGAGTGTTAAAGTTAAGTACGGTAGTTGATATAACGTGGTAGATAAGCGTGCTTGTTTTTTCGTTGTAAGATAAAACCATATCTACATTCCCTGGATCTGTTACAAACCAGTATATAGTCTCGTGCTGACTATCTTCATATACTCCAATACATTTTGCGTTAGTAGATAATGGATTGCCTTCATAAAGAATAGATGTGATCTTAGTGTTACCTAATGAGTTTTCAATAGCACCAACGCTATTGTTTTCAGTAGATCCTATCCTTATATTTAACGCGTCAATATATTCTCCATCTGGAAGAACTCTCTCGTCAAGTGACTTATTCATTCTTCCTTTAAGGAACGTAGTATTTAAATCCATACTTATTTAATCCACTTATCTTTGCCCCTCATATTCATCAATAATCTTCCAGGGTGTATGTTACTCAATCTTATTTTTGCGTTTCTTAAAAGGGCTGTTTTTTCTTTCTTAGCTCTTTCAATTACATACTGTTGAACTCCGTACTTATTTGTAAGAATAACATACTTAATGTATGCGTATAAGAACTCTTCAGCCATCTTGTTTACAGTAACCTCAGAATCATCTCCACCCTCCATACCATCAGTAACATACTCAAGTATGCAAAGTTGACCTGCCATTCCTGATCCAAAGTTTATAACGCCTGATTTCTTGTCTATTCTATACGTAGGATTTACGTTTGCAGTCTCTGTATTTAAACCAAATCTTGCACCAACAGCATAGTTAAAATACCACTTACCGTCAATGTTATATCCTTCTAGTCCATTAAACTTGCCATCACCTAAGTATATGCTCTTGTTTAACTTATGTATTCTGTCGTAATCTAAAATAGACGTACCCTCTAATACGTTTCCGTCTTGATCAAATAATATTCTACAACTGTTGTCTTGTAGGTATGAGTTACTATAATTAGTTTGAATATTCTCAGTAAGTGGTCTTAATATACCATCCTTGTATAGTGATATTCTAACATAGTTAACGTAATCTGGCGGAAGTACTAATTTAAGATCGTCACATATACTAAGCTCCACAATCTTAATCTCCTTCAAGGCATCATAGTTCAGTTCTTGAATCCCTCTCTTTGCGTGAAATAATACCTCGTACTTATCAACATTATTAATAAGTTTATGGTTTCCAACATACATCAACATAAAGTTGTTAACTATATCCTTTAGTGATACGTACTGGTACGTTCCCCAGTTCTCATTCTCTGGAGAATTTCCAGCATTCTCATAGTATTGATAGCCAGTTAAGTATGCCATAATTATTGTTGTAAACTAAATGTTGGTTGTTCGTGTTGTTCTTGACCTAATGCGTAAGCAGCAACTTCTTGCTCTCTTATTGATATTCCAGCATACTGTAATATCTTCATAACTAACTTATACTCATCCTCATTAGGAAGTTGAAAGTCTTGATAATCAGCTTGAGACTGATCAAACATTGGCTCACCGTTAGTAAGTGTAATGTATGTCCACTTAGGATCTTTAGGATATGTAAAGTATGTACATCTTATATCATAATCATTAGCATCACTGATTGTGTCAGGATACAAAACAATGGTAGATGTTCCGTCTACATTCTGCTCGTAAGTATATACTGGGTACATTAACGATGGTCCTGTCAGATTTGAGTCTGAAAGCATCATTATCCTTGCGTTAGAAACTTTCTCAGCTGTACCAATTCTACTACCTGTACTATTAAGACAGTCGATTCTAAGTATCATATACGCTCCGCTTCCAGTCGTGTCGTCAGACGGAGCTAGCCACATATTGTCGTTATAGTTATCTAGGTTAGCTGTAACCAAGAAAGACTCAAGAGTTTCAGCTATTGGCTGCTCAATATCAGCGTAGTCAGTACCTGACATACGAGCATTCTCCATATTGACGGTCTTGTTATAGGAAGAGTAGTACTCCTCATATATTTCCATCTGTGCCTGCTTGGCAAATAAGTTGAAATCAGCAGGTGTTATATAGCCGTAGTTATTCTTATTTATAACAGATAGAACTGTATTTCTAACTGAGTTTATCATATTAAAAACTTTTTACAAAGATAATAAAAAAAAGCACTCTGATTAGAGTGCCTTTAGTTTTCCTTAAGAACAAAAACAATTACGCAATAGCTATTCCAGAAACAGCAAACGGTAATAATGTAACATCGTAAGTTACTTTTGTCCATCCCTCACCTAACGCTGCAACAACAGCTGCCTCAATAGCGTCTCTTTCTGTTTCAACACCAGCACCAGCAGTAGCGTGAGTGATAGTAACAACTTTACCTCCACCATAGGTAATTGTAACAGTAGTAGTCGATGCTTGCTCGATAAGTTTAATGTCTGTAGCAGAAACAATTTGAAATTGTTCGTTAGTTACAGGAATACTTAAAAATTTTTCCATTTTTATCTTTTGTTTATGATTAATAATCCTTGCAAAGATACTAAAAAAATATTAATCTAAATGGCTCTCAAGCAGTCTAAGTGTCTCAATTCCATCATCTGACTTCAGGTGTGATGCTAAGATAAATAAATGGTTCTCACCGTAAGGAACTGTCAACAGCTTCTTCTTGTTTGTCTCAAGGTTAAAATAAACATCCCTTCCTTTATTTTTAAGTCTCAACACGTCCTGATCAAATAACTTAGCACAGGTGTTTTGCAACTGTAACATTGGATCATTCAGCAACTCCATAAACTTATAAGGGTATGATCTTGCGTAAACAAGAACGTCTCTCTTAAGCTCAGCAGTTGACATCTTGTCAATCTTACCTCCCAATACAACTCTAGCAACAGCCTCAAGCATATCAACCGTAAGGTCTCTTGCTGCCAACTGTGCATCCAACTCTGTAGTTAACTTGTCAAACTGTGCAGACGCATCCTTCTCTGTATTTACTTCCTCAAATATCATTCCATTCCCTGGGTGATACTCTAAGAATTTTTGTAGTACTGGATTTGTTTTAGACACGGTTAATGATCCGTCAACAAATACAATAGGCTCTAAAATAGCAGAACCATCCTGCTCATCCTCGAAAGGTGTCTTCTGGTTTCTTGCATATCTAAGTGGTCTGTTTGATTTTCCGTCAAAGTAGTATAACGGACTTCTTGAAGTGTTCTTCGATGTCAACATATATGACAACGGAGTGTTTCTTTTTTTTAATACGTAGATTCTATCTACTAATGCAGTTTCTTTACTCATTTGATATAATTTAATTTGTTAAAAAAATAACAGGGAGAGTATCTCATCTCCCTGTTGGGTATTTATTTATTATTAGCTATTAGCTTCGAATAAGAAGAAGTTGTTAGCACCTAAAGTACATAAAGCTCTTTCTGATAAGAAGTGTACCTCCATAGCATCTAAGCTAGAGTTAGAAGCACCACCAGCAGAACCAGTAATCCAAGTTTTGTAACGACGATCTTCAGTTTCAGAAGCTCTGTAACGTACGTGTAAGAATGGTCTCTTAGCGTTTTTACCTAATACTTGGTCGTAAACAGTTGTAGATCCAGCAGGAACTAACACACCATTAATAGCACCACCAACTACTCCACCACGTGTAGCAGCATCGTTTAAGTATTTCCAGTCAGTCTTGTAGAAGTCGTAACCTCTTCTGAATCCTGTGAACCCTAAGTTTAAAGCCATATCCTTATCGTTATCGAATAAACCGTAAGATGTACCACCAGCTCCGTAAGAGTTTTGAGCAGCTAACATATCATCGATATCGAAAGAGAACTGACGGTTAACGAATAACACATTTTCTTGGATAGCACCTTGTTTGTCAAGACGTTGGATAATAGTATCGAAGTCAGACAATGTAGTTGGGTTACCACCACCCCATACGTTTCCTCTTTGAGAAACAGAGTAGAATAAACCTTCAGAACCTTTGTTACCAACAGCAGATTGGTTAGCAGCTCCTGAACCAGACTCAGCAGGTACAGCTTCAATCATAGCTAACTCTAAGTAATCCTCAAATCTCAAACGAGTTTCGTGCTCTGATTTGATATACCATAAGTAACCTGTAGCTCCGTTCTCAGAAGTAACCTCAACCCATCCGATTTGAGCCATATCTGAACCAGATACTGCGTACTTATCTTTGATGATGATTGGGCTGTTCTCTAAGATTAAGTCATCAGCCTCTAAAGACTCAACCATTCCTTCAGTTCCTTTTCTGAACTCTGAACCATAAACGAATGCAGTAATAACATCTGTAGTTGCAAATGTTTGACCACCAGCCTCGTAGTAAGCTACGTCAAAAGTTCCAGCAGCGTAGTCAACATCAGTGATGATAGCCTTGTTAGATTTTGCAGCCTCATTGTTATCAGACAAGAAAACAGTCTGACCAATTCTAAATGCAATTCCACCGTTACCTGGTACTAATGTATCATTCACTGTAATAGTAGCTGTATCAGAAGCTGCAGCAGCGTCAGAAGCACAGTTTACATATTTAGTGTGTAAACGACCTTGCTCTGCCCATTTGATAAGGTCAGAAATAGATGGCATCTCAGCTCCAACTGATCTTAAGAAAGATGCAACTGAACGGTTACCATATCTTTCAAACTCTTTCTCGTAAGTATCTGGAAGATACTGATTCAAGAAGTCAAAGTTTGTGATGTAATTTGATGCAAGAGTTTTTCTCTCTGCTGAAGGCTGCAAATCAAAGCCTGGTGTAGATAATACTGACATTTTTTAAATTTTTTAATGTTATTTTATACTTTTAAACTTAAGTCCACGACCACCACCATCGTCTATATTTTTTACTTTAACTCCTGATGAGCTGATAGATTGAGGAGATGTTCTAACCTCCATATCTATATTCTTTGTTTGTTTGGCGGTATCTAATAACGCCTCAGCTTTGCCTTGCTCATAAAAGAACTTAGCAAATTTTTCAGGATTCATAGCTACAGATAAGGATCTGTGATAACCAACAGCGTCTGAAATTAACCCATCACTATCTAAATACTTAGATATATAATTTGTCAGATCAGATTGAGACTTCTTTAGGTCTGCTGGATCGCCAGGTAAAAACTTTAAATCCTTGTCACCAATATTGAAATCAAAACCTTTGAAATCCTGGTTGAAAAGTTCTTCAGTCTTCTTCTGAAAATACTCAGACTTTTTGTAACTCTCTTGCTGCACGGTCTGTGCGTCTTGAACGTATTTCTTGTAAGCGTTGTAGTTCTCCCTATCCTCATCTGGAACTGAGCTACCGCTTGACTCAAGTGGCGACTTGTACTGCTCCTTCTGATCTTCAAAAAACTTCTTAGCTTTAGCAAGCTCTTTCTTCTTGGCAATCTCTTTCTTCTTAATATCCTTCTCCTCATCAAAGTCTGGATCGTATCCAAATCTATCTTCGATCATATAGTTGATATCCTCGTCATCCAAGTCTGACTCGGTAGCTGAATAATACTCAGCCAAAAGCTTCTCTGGAGATAGTGCATTGAAGTCCTTACTTAACTTCATAAAGTCATCAATACCTCTACCAGTCTCTTTCTTATACTTTAAGAATGCTGAGACATCTGAAGGTAATTCCTCGTTAGCCTCTCTCTCCTTAAATAGTTCATCAACAGAGTTGATGTCCTTGTTGTATCTTCCCTTAATATAGGACAATACGTCTTCGTCTTTTAATTCAGGTGTTGATTGCTCAACCGTTTCTTCAACCACCACTTCAGTAGATTCTTCCTTAGTAGTTTCCTGATTAAACTTCTCCTCGTGCTTGTCTAATAACTCCTGTTCAATTTCTTGCATTGAACGTTCTTCCCCTGCGCCAATATCGCGCACTGTAAAATTTTCCATTTGATTTGATTTATTAAATTTATTTTATTTATGACAGAGTCAATAAATATTTAAGCTTTGCCGCCTCACCCGAAAGTGATTGAGCCATATTACAGATGTCTGGATACTTATTAATATCGCCATAAACCTCAAGCTCGTTAGCGAACATTAACACCTGATCTGTAAGCTCCATAGAATCTTGACCTGTTTTCATAGGCTCGATTCGCATACCCTTGATTCTCTTTCCGCTGTACCCCATTAACTTCTCAACAACCTCATCCTTAAAGTCTTGCAAGAACTCATAGAATCCTCCTGTTGCCTTGTGCTCTGCGAAACTTCTTGTCTCCCAGTGAATCATATGGAACTGCTCGTGAAACGTAGCTAATCTCCCTGCGATATCTTCTGTTGTCATATTGTTTTATTTATTATAATGTTATTGCTGGTTAATTATGGATATACTCGTATTTCTATTGATGCTAAATCTATACCATCAATTGGTGTTGTGTTGTCATTTGCATATTGATATAAATAAACTACACCAGGATTGCTACCAAAAAAAGTAAGATTATATCTTAATCCTGAGCCCTCTACATTTGGCTTTGCAAACCAAACTTTTGAATTAACAGGGAAAGCTCCTAATAAATTACCTTCATATGCACCAACTCCAGTTCGTGTCCAAACAATATTACCTATTGTGTTTTCTAATACTAAAACTGATGGATTGCCTGTTCCAATTTGGGTTATATTACCAATGTATTTTGTATAAGCAGCACCTGGAATATCGCTTGTCAAAGCAATAGTTCCTGTTGAATCAGGTAAATAATAAGTTCTATTAGAAGTTAAATTACCAACAGAAACTTTTGCATTAATTGAATTTGTTTTATTTAGATACAAAGAACCCTGCTCAATAGAAAGCAACGTATTTGTTAAAGGGTCTTTTATAGCGAATAAGTTGTCAGTAGAACTAATCTTAGCATAAGCACCTTCAACAACATCCCAAATACCTAATGTACCTATATTTGCATCTATAATAGATGTATTTCCAACAGTCAAAACATCATTTAAGTTTTGAGCTCCTGATGTTGCATAGTTAGGAATATTCAAAACACTACCTATTAAGGTAGCAGGACCTGAAGTTCCTGTTGTAGTTAAAGTAATTGCACCCGGTATATCGCTTGTTAAAGCAATAGTACCTGAAGCATTTGGCAATTGCCAAGTATTAAATGTACTACCTAAATAAGTAAGATAAGAATTATTAATAGGAAATTGAAAAGATTGACCTATCAATGTTCCATCATCTAATAAACCGTACCCTGTATTAGTATAAAATAAGTTTGCGTAAATATCTTGGAATGTTACATTCCCAACAGAAACAACATCTCCTAATGAAGGAGTACTTGCGGTTGGAGCGTTTATCCATCTTATTCCTGAAGTAGTCTTAGAAAGAAACTGACCTGTAGTACCAATACCCGCAGTATCATCCTGAATATTTCCGGGTATAATCTTTGTTGAGGTAATATTACCCGTAAGATTTATATTTTGAGTTGCAGTATTACCTGCATTAAGTACTGCCTGTAAATTATCTACAGGTATATTAGCCCAACTAATACTTGAAGTTCCTTTACTTAAGAACTGAAATGTAGTACCTTGACTTCCACTTGTATCCTCAATATTAGTAGGTTTAATTAAAGTACTTGTAATAGTACCTGTCAATGTAATATTTTGAGTAGCAATATTCCCCGCATTTAATACAGCTTGAAGTGTAGCTGCAGGAAAATTAGCTGAAAACAATTGCAACAACTCCCCTAACGAAAAGTTTTTTGTCGCAAGAGGAGTTGCTGTTGGTTGAGGTCTCGGAGCTTCCGTTCCTATCAACCTATCGCTTAATTGCAATGGCGTATCCGCCAAACTATAGGTAGATATTTTTGACATTATATTGGTTTTTAAATACTATTAATAGTAACAACAGATGAAGGTATTGCCGGTCTATCTACCG